GGCCGCCGGAAAGTTTGAGAAAATACGTTTTTGGTTAATTTTTCTGTATTTTGTTCTTAGGTTTTACGTCAAACATGCCGTATAACTTAATTATGAGCAACACGGAAAAGCAAACTTGGGATGAACCGACAGTTCCAGACTTGAACCAAATCTTGGTTGAGTTTGAAGAACTTCAAATGAAGCCCGAACGTTGGGGAGTTTCGGATCGGCGGATCGTCGAAATCGCGGTTTCCGACGATTTGCACACAACAAGTGAAATTCCGGCAATTGCGGGGTTTTGAAATGGTTTTCAAAAAGACGCGTTTCGTCGAAGTCGATTCGACCCGGTTCATTGCCCACATGACGAAAATCATCTTGGCGTCGAACACAAAGGCCGGGGTCAAAGCATGTTGGAGCGTCATAGGAAACGAACGGGTTGTGACGATCAATGTCGGCAAAGCGATGGTTCGAATTTTTACAACAATGCGTCAAGATACGGATGAAGTTCGAAGTTGTGGCAAAGACGCGGTTCGAATCGTTGTCGGGGTCGTGGACGGTCGCCGGTTTGTTCCCACATGCAAATCAAGGCGCGTTTTGCGGACTGCTCCGGCGAAGATCGAAGACCGCCAAGGGTATTTCTTGGAACGTGTCACAGAACACGTAAGAGACGCTTACAAGGCCGCTTTGCGCGTTCGTCATTGTTCACAATGCGACGGGTTTTTGGCCGAACGCAAAGGCGCCAACGGGATGTTTCTAGGTTGCGTCAATTATCCGGGTTGCCGCCACACCGAAAGTCTAACTTGATGGTTGATGTTATGTATTCCATCGCGTAAAACTTAATTATATTTTTCCGAACAATCAAAAAGGGGACATTGGGCAAATGAGCGAAAAAAAGAAAGCCGGCCGGCCGTCGGCGTTTGACGAAAAAATGGATGTTGCGATTTGCCTTCGGTGTTCGGGAGAACAGAAAGACGCGATGGAACAATTTGTTACCGAATTGAACGCAAAGCGTAAGGCGCAAGGGATTCCGGGAAAGATCAAATTGGCGACGTGGATCCGTGAATTGGCGTTGAAGCATTCGGGCAACGAAGAATTGGGGCAAGCGGCAAGGATCCGCGAGAAGGCCATCGCGGCGGCGTCGATCGTTTAAAAGCTGTTTTTTGTTGAATCAAATTTGCCGGCCGGGGGATATTCATTCCCGGCCGGTTTTCTGTTTTCAAGGGGATCACGAAATGCAAAACGAACAAAGTTCAGTCGAAACCGAAACCATAGAACAAGCAAAAGAAGGGGGCCGGGTTCAAGTTGGCCGGGGCGTTGGCGATTGTGATTTTTGCGTTGCGAAAAACATAGACGTTATCAAATCGTTCGATTCTCGGATCTACAAAGGGGCGGCTTGTTCACAATGCGTCTTGGAAGGTCGAACCAATGAGACGTTCAAGCCAGATTCTAAGGCTATGCGCCCGATGGTTTATGTAGCCAAGGCTAACCAAGGCATCGAACCGTTCGCGTCGGCCATGGCCAAAGCAGACTCACAAAGGCTAGGTCGTAACTTGCCAAGTGGACTATTGTTCCATAATCGTAAGGCAAGGAATCGGGCGGCGGCGTTGGCCAGGTCGCGGCGACAACCCAAACGATTGATAAAAAAGAAGAAGCGAACCAAATGAAATCGACCTTTGGATTTTTAATGTTAGGCGTCACAGTTCTTTACTTTGGCGCCTTTTTCGTTTTCACCGAACAACTTTTGAAGCTTCCGTTCGTTGGAAAATTTGGTGTTGTGTTGGGGTTGATTGCTACGGGCGCGATCGCAATTTTGTTGTTGAAAGATCGGGCCGAACTTCTCGACGACAAGTCTTTCATCATTTCAAAAGGGGGCCAACCGCGTCTTTGGGCAAAAGTCCCTGTTACGGTTTATGTCGCGCGCGATGTGTCAGAAGACTGGCAAGCGGCGATCGATTACGCGGTTGACCACATAAATTCGGAAGTCGGTTTTCGTTTGCTTTGGGCGCCCCAAACAATGCTTCCGGAAATCGATCCGCGTCGGCCGGGGTTTCATTGCATCAAGATCCGAGACGACGACGGGGAGGATCCGTTACACGGGTCGACCTTGTTTTACCCGGAAGAACCACCGATCGAATCGGTTCAAATTGTGGTTCCCCAGCAATCGACACAACCGTTAAAAGACCGACTTACACAGGAACGAATGCGCAATTTGATGGTTCACGAATTCGGCCATTCGCTTGGGTTGGCACACGACGGCGGGTTAGAAAGCGTGATGTTCCCGGTCTTGCACCAAAGGCCGGCGAAGCTGACGAAACGCGACGTTCAGCGTTTGCGCGTAACGTACCGACGGCGAATGAGTTAATCTAGGGGGCGAAATGAAGAAATTCGATTTGATCGTTCACGTTCAAAGTGAAAAACAGATTCCACAATTGGCGCCACAAAACCGGGTTCGCGCGGTTGACTTGCCGGCGGCGAGTATCAAGGCGATCCATGCCGATGCGGCCATGAAACAAGCCAAGCGGTTGTTGGAAGGGGCCGGTTATTCGGTGCGTTCGGTTGCAATGGGTCCAAGCGGGATCGTTGTTGTCGTGTTCAACGCCAAGGCGACGAAAGAAGCCAAATCGCTAATCGCGAACCGGGCCAAGAATCAATTGTTGGCGTCGAAGAAATAAAGGTTCCGAACCGATGACAAAAAAAGAAGAGCCTCAACAGATCATAACGATCAACCCGTTGGACAACATCGATCGAACGTTGAAAACGCGAATTGATGAAATTGAAGATCCGGTTGAAATTGCAAAATCTTTGTTCATCGGTGGCGGTTCGATCGTTCAATCGAATGTTGTTTCGACTGAACGGGGAACCGAAGACGGGGACATTTTCCATTCATCGGGGGCTTTGGAACCACCATATTCACCCGATGTTTTGTGCAAAGTTTTCGAGCATTCCCACACGTTGCGACAGAATGTTGATAGCTATTGCGTCAACATCGACGGGAACGGTCATCGTTTCGATGCTGTGATCGATCTCGAAAATGACGACGACGCGATCGAACAAGTTCGCGACGCAATTTATTTTGAACGTCTTTCGGTTGAAACCGACGAAGGCTTGTCGCCTCAAAATGCGGCGAATGTGGAATGGCCCGATGACGATGAGGTTAAAGAACGAATCGAAGAGATGATCAAAGAAGCCAGACTTGAAAAGGCTTTTTTGGAAGCGTTCTTTCGGTTCGCTACGATCGACGAAAGTTTCATTTCACTTCGAAAGCGAACCCGACAAGACAAGGAAATAACGGGGAACGCCTTTTGGGAAGTTTTGCGCGATGAGGTTCAAAACCAGCCATCGCAATTCAATTATGTTCCCGCGTTCACAATTCGTTTGATGCCGTTGGGCGACGTTCGGTCGAATCCGCCGGTGAAAGTCCAACTTAAAATCAAACGGACGCTTTTCACTTACGACGAAATTTCAGCGCCGAAAAGGTTTCGAAAATACGTTCAGGTTTATGAAAAAACCCGTGTTTATTTCAAGGAATTTGGCGATCCAAGAACAATGTCGGCGAAGACCGGAAAGTATTTCGAAACGGTTGAAGATCTGAAAAAACCCGACGGCGAGGGGCCCGATGCAATTGCGGCCACCGAGTTGATCCACTTTTCGATTCATTCGCCGCGTTCGCCTTACGGAATCCCACGTTGGATCGGGGCGTTGCTTTCGGTCCTTGGTTCGCGCCAAGCCGAAGAAGTCAATTTTATGTATTTCGAAAACAAGTCGGTCCCACCTTTGGCCATCTTGGTTTCGGGTGGGCGGTTGAATGCCGATTCTGTTTTGCGTGTTGAAGACTACATAAAGAACAAAATCAAAGGTCGTGAAAATTTCCATTCGGTTTTGATCTTGCAAGCTGAACCTTCGGGAATGTCTTCTTTGGATTCCGCCAATTCCCAAATGAAGATCCAAATCGTTCCTTTGACTTCGGCGCAACAAAAAGACGCGTTGTTTCAAACTTACGATGAGCGGGCGATCGACAAAATCGGGATGCAATTTCGATTGCCGCGTTTGTTGCGCGGTGACATCCGAGACTTCAACAGGGGGACGGCCGATGCCGCGTTGGAATTTACGGAAATGCAGGTTTTCAGCCCTGAGCGTGACGATTTCGATTGGTTGATCAACCGAAAGCTTTTGCCCGAATTGGACATCAAGTTTTGGACGTTTGCGAGCAATTCGCCGACGACGCGAGATCCGATCGATTTGGCCACAATTGTCACGGACATGGTCAAGGCTTCGATTTTCACGCCGGCGGAAGCCCGGGAACTTGCGAAGTCAATTTTCAATCGCGACTTCAAAAAGATTGATGAACTTTGGACAAAGATTCCGCCTGAACTTTTGAAGGCGGGGATCTATCCCGAAGGTTACAGCGATCCAAGTATGGCGAACGACACGCCAAACGACACGCCAAACGCGGATGCCAACGGCCAGGATGAACAAAGCAAAGATTCCGAACGGCAAGCCAAGGGCGGGGAAACGGGGCCGGCAAAACGCCGGAAACGTAAGGGGACAAGCGGGCGGGATTCCAAAGAAGGTTTCGCCAATATTCCGAAGTCTGAAAAGAGTTTGAAGGATTTGGCAAAGGGACTTTTGAAGCTTCGATCGTCGATCGACGAAATGGAAAAAGAAGACATCAAAAAGCAGGACATCGCCGAACGAATTTTGGAAAACGCCGAAGTGATAAACATTCCGGCGGATGAATTCGCGGCGTTGTTCGACAGTCCAGACGCCGAACCCGAAGACGGGGAATAACCTTGGATTTCGAAGAACAAGATCTTTGCCAATGTTGTACTTTGACCGTCGAAGAAATCATTCGGCGGTCATTTCGCGTTGATATTCACAAGGCTTTGAACCCTTTGAATGATGATGATTTCATCGTCATTGTCGGACGACTTACCCGGGCCCTGGTTAAGTCGACAAAGGAAGATGAAGGCAAAGCCCTTAAGGCGGCGATTCAAGCCTTAGATGTCAACTGGAAGAACATGACAGGGACCGACAGGGATCGGATTATTGACGCTTCAAGGATCGCGATCCGAAATATTCCAAAGAAGCTTATTCGACCGGTCAAACAAGAGTTGACGATCGCCGGGCCCCGGGTTGTGAAGGGAAGTCGTAAGGGGACAAAAGCACGATTGCCGATCAAATTGTCGAACCAAATCGGGGTCGATATGTCTTTGAAAGATACGCGAATGACAGATTGGCTTGTCAATTCGCAATCTCTTTTCATCCGGGATGAATACGGCCGGCGGTCGGCGCGGTTTTCAGTTTTGGCCCGTGAAATTGTGACCGAAGGACTTGATAGCGGTTTGGGCAGGGATTCGATCGCCGAGAATTTGGAAAATCGTTTGATGGCGGCCATTGGACTTGAAAAGTCGAAGTCTTATTGGAACATGATCAGCGGCGTGTTTGTGAACCGGGCCCGGACATGGGGCCAAATGGCGAGTTTCCAGGAAGCCGGGATTGAACGAATGACGTTCTTGGCGGTCATGGATGAGGTTACAACCGAACAATGCCGGGCCCTACACGGAAAGACATTTGACGTTTCCGAGGGCGTTCGACGGTACGAAGAAACGGAAGCAAGCCAGGATCCGGAAGCCGTAAAAGATTTAACGCCGTGGATCCATACAGGAAAAGATGGCCACGGAAACAAGGTCTTGTATGTGAAGGACCGTGGCGGCCGACGAACAATTGTCGGAACCGTTGTTAAATCAGGGGTCGGCAAAAAAGACGAAAAGGGAAAGTTCAAAGGGTTGTTTTCTTCGAAACAACTTCAGGCCATCGGGGCTTTCCTCCCCCCGCTTCACAGTCGGTGCCGGTCAACCATAGATGCGGACGTTTGACAGCACTTAGGTTATATTGTGGGAATGAAAAAATTGATTCTCACAAAAGGTTATTTGGCGCTTGTCGACGATGATGTTTATGAACGAATTTTGAAATTGAATCGGCCTTGGTTTGCCAGGGTTTCAAGAGATTCGATTTATGCGGCAAGAGACGAAACGTATTCCAAGAAAAATCGGAAACGGGTTTATTTGCATCGGTGGATCATGGGATTGCCGCCGGGCCGAACGCCGGTTGTCGATCACATAAACCGCGACACGCTAGACAACCGGCGGGAAAATCTTCGGTTGGTTACGACATCCGAAAACAATCGGAACAGTGGTCTTTCGATTTCCAACACAAGCGGTTTTATTGGTGTTGCGGTTGTGAACGATTCGGGAAATTGGCGGGCTTATGCCAGTTCAAATAACAAACAAATCAACATCGGTGTTTGGCCGACAAAAGAGTTGGCGGCGGTTGGTAGAGATCTTTTCGTGAAAGAAAGGTTCCCGACTTCGGTTTTGAATTTCCCGGATGGAAAATTTCCACACACGCCGGAAGAAGTTGAATCTTCCAAAATCGCACGGCCCATAAATGAAACCCCGGGGATCCGTTTCAAGGCCAATGGTTATGAAGTAGAAAAACGCGTTGACGGCAATCGCGTTTATGTCGGACGATTCGACACGTTGGAAGAAGCCAAGTTGGCGCAACGGAACTTTCTAAAAACCAAGGGGAAAAAATGAGTGAACGTCTTCAGGATTTCGCGGGCGGCGAATTGTTGAAAATGGTCGAACCTAAATGGGTTGGCCGAATTGTTTTGGGAATTACGGGGGCGATCGAACATTCGTTCAAGACGGATTTGGTTCTTCGGCCGGTGAATACCCGAAGTGAAATTGAACGCCGATTCAAAATTTGCATTAAATGGTTTGTGATTTTGAGGCGGGATCTTCACTGGTCTTGTCCAAAAATCATCGATTCGTTTAAGGAACTTTTGCGATCTGAATTGGACGGCGGCAAATGGGATCCCGATAAACAAAGGGATTCTTGGGTTGGAACATCGCCTAGCGTTCAGGGCCCGGTCGAATTACAGGACGACGGGGGCGAAGATTTGTCGGGCGATGTGCCAAACATAGACGCGACAGAGGCCGAAGGGGTCTAATCTTGTCCACAAATAGATTTTTTGCGAAGATCGAAACTTAAGATTTTTCGCCGGTACGGAAAAGAACACATTTTGAAAGGTTTCAAACCAATGTCGATCAAAGAAAAATTGTCAAAGCTTCAAAAGTCGGTCAACGAATTGATCGACGATAACAAGGGGATGACAATCGAAGGTTTTGTTGGGTACGCGGCCGAACAAATCGCCAAGGCAAAAAGCGACAAACCCGAAGTTCGCGTTGAGCGGTTGAAGCATTTGGCCGAACAAATCGAGGTTGCCAAGGATTTTGAGGGAAGCCCGGAAACACCCGGCGGGTTGTTGGCGGTCAAGCAATACAAAGACCCCGACCAATACAAGACGACTGAAAAAGAAACTTCACCGTCGAACGCCAGCCCGACAACCGAATTTTCTTCAAACGATATCCCAAACGCTTCTTCGGGCGTCGGCACGGCAACGGCCGGTGACACGCCCCCAATCGTCGCTTCGGGTTCCGGGTTCGATTCACCGGCAACGGCAACGTTCGCCAAGGCGATCGAAAAAATGTCCGGTGATATTTGCGAATTGGTCAAAGCTTTGAAAGAAGAAGAGCCGAAGGCCAAAAAGGAAGAAGAGTCTGAAGATTCCGAAGACGAATCCGACGATGAAGAAAAAGATGAAGATTCCGAAGACGCCGAAGAATCAGACGATGAAGAAGGCGACGACGAAGAATCCGACGATGAAGAATCCGACGATGAAGAAGGCGACGATGAGGCCGAAGAAGTCGCAAAATCGGGCGACGTGACCAAAGGCGTGATTTGGCCGCTGAACATGAATTCGGATTTCGGCATGGGTCGAGTCGAAAAAGATGAACCCGAATGGGGCCGCGACAACGAAAAGTCTTCAACCGTTAAGAAGACCGAAAAGCCGAAAAAACCGGTGAGCGCGTAAATCAAAAACCAAAACAAAATCGGATTCCGATCATATGAGTCAAAAGGGGAAAAGCGAAATGGGATCAAATTCACGGCGCGTTCCCGTTTTGAAGCGTTCAGAAATGATGGCGCAAACATATGATCGTGAATCCGAACTTGGGGAAAATCATCACTTGGGTCTACCGGGATCGCGGTATCGTCAAAACTCGGATCTTAACTTCGATGACGGTCTTCGTTCGGCGCGTGACATTCTTTTGAAGAATGAACAAGCCGAAGAACCCGACGAAACAAAAGAAATAACGCAAAGCGTGTCAACCCGGGTTGACAGTTCTGAACCCGAAGAAGTTTCGAAAGTTGTCGCACAAGACAACCGAAACGAAACCGAAGATGAGTCAGACGGGGTTGTGGTAACCAACGAATCGGATGTTCAAACCGGCGGTGAATCATATTTCGAATTCCCGTCGGTGTTGACTTGGGAAGCGGTGAAAAAAGCCGAACTTCCCGAAAATGGTTCCGGTCTTCCAAAAAGTTTGGAATCCGATGTACCGCCACAATTCCGATTTTGGAAATGTGCGAACGTCGAAGACGCATTGGCCGTCAGGGAAGCTTTGGTTGAAAGTGGCTTGTTCAGCCCTTCAACGGTCGGAATCGTCAACGGTGAGCCACGACGGGCCGTTGTCGAGACGGTTCAGAAGCTTTTCTTGCCGCCGGATTATGACGACGCACAATCGGTTGTTGTGCCGCCAAAGCGAAGCGTGATTGAAAAAGCAAAGTCGCTTTTGGACACGGTCGAAACGGTCGCGGTCTTTCCGCATGAAATTACGAAAAGCCTTGGCGTTTCTGTCATTCTCGAAAAATTGAATGATGTGAAGACGCCTTGGATTGTGTCGGTTGAAGACACACAAGAAATTCGAAAGACGCTTGGGCGCGCGTTCAAATTGAAATCTGACGATTCGAATTTGTTCGTTTCGAACGTCGAATTGGTTTCGAACGAATTGGTCGAATGGGTTCACGAAAGCCGATCTGAAGAATTGGTGAAATATGCTTTCACCAAAAGCCAAGGCATCCGGATTTTCAAAGCCGATAAAAATGAAGAAGAGCGGATCACTTTCGGCGTTGTGTTGGAACCGGAAGAAATCGATGCCCAAAAGGACACGGTTTCAATCGAAGAAATCGAGCAAGCGGCCTACAGATTCATGGAAGACTTCGGCAATCTCGGATTGCAGCATTCGGAAATTATCAATGGGCGAACGGTACTTTTGGAAAGCTACATTGCGCCGGTTGATTTCGAGGTTGGTACCGAAAAAGTTAAGGCCGGTTCTTGGTTGATGAAGCTTCGAATTGTCGACGAAGATTTGTGGGAAGAAATCAAATCGGGCGCGATTACAGGTTATTCGATTGGTGGATCTGCGATTCGTAAACCGGTCTAACCTTGCGGGTCGAATATTGTTCCGTGATACATTGAGCGAAATTCTTTATTCAAATGTCTACCAAGAAAAAAAGCGTCACGCGTCTTGAAGATCTTGTTGTCGAAGAAGTTTCGATCGTAGACAAGCCCGCCAATTTGCGACGATTTTTGATGCTCAAAAACGAGGATGAAGCCAGCATGAAAACCAAAGGCACCGAAATTTTCAAAGACAAAGACGGAAACTTGGTCGCGAAGAAAACTGAAACTTCAGAAGCGCCAACCGTCGAAGTTGAAAAGCCAGACGAAACATCAAACGAGATCGTCAAGAATTTTTCGAATCTTGGGGAATTGATTCAAAAGCGTTTGAGCGTCACAAGTTCAGCGCGAAAAGAAATTTATTCGACTTTGTCGGAAACCATGAGCCGGCTTTATACGGTCATGAATACGACCGACTACGCGCAAACCGACATGGGCGAAGGTGATTCGAAGTTGGTTCCGGTGTTGGCCGCTGAACTTGCTGAAATTGCAAAAGACATCGGCGCGTTGGCGAAAAGCCTTGGTTCGGTTGTCAAAAAGTCGGATGAAAATTCGGATTCGGTCGAATCCAAATTGGAATCTTTGATCGACGCGGTTCAAAGCGAGATCGTCGAAAAAGCCGGTATGTCAAAGGGTTCGGCCGGCAAGTTGAAGAATGTGATCGCCACGCTTAGCGGGATGGTCAAAGAGTTCGAAGGCGGCAAAGTTGCCCCCACTTCGACCGACACCGACAAGAGCAAAGGCAAGGTTACCAAATCGGAAGATGAGGAAAAACCGGCCGAAGTTGTTGCACTTGAAAAAAGCGTTGTCGATTTGTCGGGCCAGGTTTCGCAATTGTTGGCAATTGTGAAGACCCAAAACAAGACCTTGGTAAAAATCAAAAAGTCGCGCGGCGGTTCGAATGCCATCGCGGTTGATTCATCCGAGAAAGAAGATCAGACCGCATTTGACGACAAATGGGGTCTTGATTTGAACGAAGACAAGTCCCGCGAGAACATCGACAAGGCAATTGATTTCAACGATTAAAAACATCTTCTAGGCTTTTGGGGACCAAGCCCGGGAACAGAAGACAACGGCAAAAAAGAAAGAAAGAAAGAGGAATTATAAAATGAGTGCGATCATGAAAAACAGGACGATCCTTCAAAAAGCGGATCTCGCTCTGTCCGATCTTCTGAGCGGCGGCGAGTTGGTCCCGGCACAAGCCAAAAAGTTTGTTCGGCTTTTGATCAAAGAGTCGGCGATCCTTTCAATGGCGACCGTTCGCCCGATGGGTTCGAAGAAACAATTCGTCGAAAAGATTCGTTTCGGTTCGCGCATTTTGCGAGCCGGCCAATCGGCGGTTGCATTGTCTGAACCCGATCGTTCAAAGCCCGACCTTTCCAAAGTCGAGTTGGACGCGAAGCTTTTCAAAGCCGAAGTTCATTTGGACAATGAGGTTCTTGAAGACAACATTGAACAGGGTTCTTTGCGTCAAACCGTTATGGAATTGATGGGCGAAGCCATTTCCCGCGACATGGACGAAGTGATCGTGAATGGCGACACGGCAAGCGCCGATTCGTTCTTGGCCCAATTCGACGGTATGTTGGCCCAAGCCACTTCCAACAGCGTTGGCGGCGGCGGCAACCCGTTGGATTCGGACGACTTGAAAGCGGCCATCAAGGCCATGCCAACCGAGTTCATCCGCAACAAGCGCCGGTTGCGTTTCTTGACTTCGATCGATGCCGAAACCGATTACCGCGACACATTGGCGGGCCGCGACACGGTGGCCGGCGATCGTTTTCTTCAGGAAGACGCACCGATCATGTATTCGGGAATTCCATTGATGGATGTTCCTTTGTTCCCTGAAGATTTGGGCGGCGGCAACAACGAAACCAACGTGATTTTGTCGGATCCGAAAAACTTCATGGTTGGCATTTGGCGGAAGATCTTGATGGAAACCGACAAGGACGTTTCGGCCGGTGTCTTGAAGATCGTTTCGTCTTTGCGTTTTGACTTCAAATATGTTGAAGAAAGCGCCGTTGTTAAGGTGACTGCCGTTACCGTTTCGTAAGAAACGACGGTTTACCCAAACACTTGATTTGGTTCCCCTGTAAAAAGGGGAACACTTTCAAACCAAAGGATTTCGAAAATGGCACTTGGAACAATTACGAAGAACGCGGCCGAATCCGGCAACGTGTCGAAGGCTTTGAACTTCGACACGATTTCATTCTTGGGCGACGGCGCCTATACGACCGGTGGGACCGTTGCATTTGATGCAGCGATCAAAACCTTGACCAAGGACGGGCGTAACGTCATCGGGGTTATTCCCGGCGATTGTGGCGGTTTCATTCCGGTCTATTCGGCCGGGAAGCTGAAAGTTTTCCGCGCCGGTGCAACCAATGCGGCGTTGGAAGAAGTACCAAACGCGGCGGATCTTTCCGGAACAACTTTCAATCTTTTGGTCGTTTCCCGATAACGGGGTTCGACGGTTAGGACAAGGGGCAAAAGAATGAAACTTGTTAAGCTTTATCCGTACAACAAACAATTCGGTTGGGTTCTTCGGTCTTACACTTTGACGAATGGGAAAAACCCAATTCGTTTTCGGGGAACGACCGGCTCGATCAAATCGGGTTGGTATGAAGTGGAAGATGATTTTGCCGAAGAACTTTCGAAAGTTCTTCAACAGGATCGTTATCCCGAAGGTCCAAAGGCTTTTATGGTCGCGAACGATCGCGAACATTCGGCCGACTTGGATCGAAAGATTGCTGAACGGTTGGCAGGAAAGAACGAAAAAGAAGGCAACGCAGAAGCGCCGATTCGGATTCATCGTCCCGGTTTGAAGACCGAAGCGAAGAACCCGACGAAACCAAAGACGCGCAAACGCCAAGCCGAATAGACCAAACGTTTTTTGTTTTGGTTTGAAAAAAGGGCATTCCCGAAAGGGTTTGCCCTTTTTCTTTTGGTGCGTTCGTTCCCAAGAAAAAGGGGGCTTTGATACAATTGGAAAAGGCCAAGGTGTTAGGGGAACCGGATGGCCTTTTTCAAATCAAAACTTCAAGAGGTAAACACCGATGTCAAGATTCACTTCCCTACGCCAAGACGCCATTTTTTCTTCGGATGTTTTCGACGATACGATCGCGGCTGGCGCCACACTTGAAACGGCTTCGGTAACAGGCGAAGACGATTTGAACGGTCTTCGTTCACAGGTAAAGCGAATCACGGGTGAAAGCGATTGGTTTTCGGCACTTTCAGGGCGCGACGTTGCAACGCTTTCGACTTCTCAAGTTGCGATCGAAGATCGGATCTTCGTTTGTGACGCCACGGTGTTGACTGACATCACGGTGCCAGCGGCACAAAATCACGTCATTCTTGACGTTTCAAGTTCCGAAGCCCCGACACAAGTTGCGGCCGTTGCGGCAACAACAGAGGGCGCGATTGTTGCCCAATCGGCTTTGAACGGTGCGGGTTTCGACGTTCCCGAATTGATCGTTGTTGCCGGTCCAAATGCTTTGTCACCTTTGAACTTGTTGATTGTCCGCAATGCCGGGGACAAGCAAATTCCCCAATCATCGGGCCGTGACATCTTCGGCTTGCTTCAATATGAAAGCACGGGGGCCGACGGCGCGGCGTTCAACGACATTTCGGCCGGTGCGCGTGTCAAGATTTCTTTCGTTCGGTACAACGCAGGTGGAACGGCTTTGGAAGCTGTCCCGTCGGGCGACATCGCAACGTTGGATATCGAATACAATTACAACTTCAACCGGCAATATAAAAACTTGGATCGAAATTGCTTCATTTCGACCCGGGGATTTGTGGATCAGTCGGCGAGTGTTGATGTTACGTTGGACAACGCGATCGACAACCAATCGGGTGTTGTGACCCAAGCGCAGAACATCGACGTTCAGATCGCAGCGGGCCAGCGTTGGCGCTACCAAGACGCGACCAACGCTTTGTTGTTCGAGGTTTTCGAAGGTTCGGGCGGTGGAACTTCGGCCGTCAATCTTGGCGCCGGTGTTGACGAATTTGACGTTGACGCCATCGACGTGGATTTTGCCCAAGGCATCAAGGTTGGCACTTCCAAGACACGGCCGATCGAAATTGGTGACACCGATGGCGTCATTGAGACGACGGCCGGCGATCTCGGTTTGACCGCGTTCGCCGAAATGGTTTTTGTTGACGGGAACAAATCGGGTTCAACGTTTGCCGGGGCCTTTAAGCTTTCGGAAACGTCAACCGAATGGTCGGATTTCGAAACCGAGTTTGGCGAAGTTTCGATTTTGAACGCATTGATTCAAGCGAATCAGTCGGTCGCTCCGGTAACAAAAACTTCGGTTGTTGTGACTGCCGATATTTCGGCCGATGTTGACGCCGGCGGTGTTGCCGGTGGTGCAAATCTTTCGGCTCAAATTCACGATCTTTCAGGTGGAAATTTCGTGAGCGATCACGACGTTTATGTGAACGGTCAAATTTTGACAGGCGGGGCGAATGCGGCCGCGAACTTTGATTATTATCCGGGAACAAGTTTGGCGAACGGTCAAATCAAATTCGAATTTTCGCTTCGAGGAACGCCGGCAAACAAGCGTGATAAAATCATGGTAATTTCGCGAGCGTAAAACCCGATGTTCGGGTTTTGAAGTGACAAAACAACAAGGGGACACGTCACAAGATGAGCCTAGAAAAATCGGAAATTTTACACGCTGCTTTTGACAGCCATGCTGTAGAACTTGAAAAACTTCGTTTGGTTGCTGAACAACGAATTCAGCAAGCAAGCGGGGCTTCAAGTGCTTTGAAAAAAGCGGCCAAGCATATACATGGGTTGATTCCTCTCATTAAAAAAGGGATCGATGACGGTGAAATTGTACCGAGTTCGGAACCGGTCGAATTTTTGAAAGTCCTTGTTACATGGGTTTCGAGGGCCGGGAATACTTGTGTTGCGATGTCCGAGATGGCCGACAGCGAAGGCAACCGGGCGGAAGGCGAAATAAGGGGTTATGATTTGTCGATCGGTATCGCCAAAAGCCGAGCGACAGAAGCCGCAACGCGGGCCGCTGAGAAGGCCGAAGTTCTTTCGGAAGGTGTCGGTGAGGGTATCGGGCAAAAAGACGACAGGAACGTGATTCCATTGCGCCCAACGGGGACAAGACCGGCCCGATCGGATGCCGATCTTCGTAAGTCCGAAGAGACGAAAAAGCCGATTCAAAAAAGACGCAAAAAGACAAAAGTGGAAAAGTCGACCGACGAAAAATAAAGTTGGGGGGGTTCAAACGTTGGTAAAATATACGCCAGATCGTTCTTATGGTTTTCGTGATGAAGATGGTTTTGGACTGTCACAAGAAATCAGCGAAGCTTTCGAACCTTTGCCGGGTTCAACTATGATTGCCGACGATCCCGAATTGACTTTGGAAGGTTCAATTGAACTTTCAACGACTTCGAATCTTTTGATTCTGTGAAACAAAAATGTCAGGCGATGGAACGATAATTTTTCCGGTTCGTGTAAGCGACGCAGCAAATCCAGCGGCCGGGAAATCGAAGATTTTCACAAAGGCCGATGGTCTTTATGTGATCGGTGATGCGGGCGTTGCTAGTCGTTTGGTTAAAACAACCGAACTTGTTTCGGGTGGTTCGTTCGTTGATTATCAAGAAAAAGTCGGCGACCAATCAACAACGGGATCGGGTGTCAACGCGTTGGTTTTTTCACCTAACGTTTTGACAGCCGGTGATTATATTCTTGAATGGTCCGTTCTTTGGGCGTTGTCTTCGGCTTCGCAGTATTTCCAAAGTCAGGTCAATTTGACCGGGTTCGGAATTGTCGAAAACATTTCAATTGAACCAAAGGACACAGCAAACCGTCATTCGTGGACAGGTTTTCGAAAGTTGACTTTAACGTCAGGTGTCAAAACGTTCAACTTGTTGTTCGGATCGTCTGGTGGTTCAACGGCGACGGTTTACGCGACTTCGAAAATGATGCTTCGAAAGGTTGTGTCAGTATGACGATCGCGGTCGAATACGAACTTTCCGATTTCACCACAAGTGAAGGTGAGGTTGATCTATCGACCCTACACTTTGCAGTGAAAGAAGCAGTTGAAAATTCCCAAATTTCACAACCATTCGTTCGAATTGATTTGGTGGGCGAAACGGTTTTTGTTCATTTTTCGGCCGAGTTATCAACGCCGGAAGAATTGGCTTTAGATTCCATCATTGAAAATCATTCTGGTTTGAATGAAGTTTTCGAACCGCCGGGGACCATTGCCAAGACGGAAGAAGTTTCTTCGACCACAACGGCGGGAATGAATTCGACAAGTTGGATCGACATTCCGGACATGACGATCACGCCAAAAGCCGGAAAGTATGTCGTGTTTCTTCGCGGTTCGTTGCAAAGCGATGAAAAAGACAAAGTTGTTCAAGTCGCTTTAAGTTGCGATGATTCGATTATTCAAAGTTCGATTTCGAGATGGTCAAGAGGACAACGCCAAACCGTTGGAAGTTTCATTTGCACGGCATTTATTGAAGTTGACGGGACTGAGTCCGTGAAAGGATCTTGGAAAGTCGAAGATGATAAATGTGATGCTTTGGTGTTTGAACGAAACTTGATTTTGATGAAAGTTGGCGACTAATGGCTTTGGCTCTTTATCAATATTCGATTTCAAACGACACACAAAACGGGAAGTTGGTTCTTTCCGTTTTGAAGTCAGAAATTGGGTTCACTTCAATTTCGATCGCGTTGGACGCGACGACGCATCGGAACGGTGACGTTTTGTCGTTGGTTTTCAAATCGGCTTTGTCGGCCGGCGAACAAACGATTTTGAATCAAACGGTTGCCGCGCATGAAGGGATTCTTCCAGAGGAAAAACCAACACCGGTTGAATTGAAAAACGTCGACATTGATGAAGATGGAAAAGTTTCAATGTCACCATTTCCGGCGCCGGAAGGATTCAACACATGGTTGGCCGGTCGCGGTGACGATCCGAATCCGGCGGGATACGATTCCGGAAGGGGTGACGGTCAACCGTTGATGGTTACTTTTTCGGATCAGGAATCGGGAACCAAATATATCGATGTGCGATTTACCGAAACGATCGCTTTGCATGACGGCGAAGTGAACTGGACACCGAAAGAAGAATGGGGAAAGAATGACGAATTTGGTGTTGGCGTTTTTTTCCCGGCAACACCGACAGAAGCGGCGCCTGGTTCAGATGGGAATTGCAATAAGGTTCCAATTCCCGGCGGTAACATGATCATTCCGGCGGCCGGCGACGGGGCTTATAACGTCGATTTGTCGAGTGCATCGGTTCACGGTGCATTTGGGACCGTTGTTCCAATCCCTGCAAACGGAAGTTTGGAAATGGGTGGGTTTTGGGCAATGGATATTCAAACGTCAATTGTTTCTCCTATCGTTGGCGATGAGAAAAAGAAATTCGCGTTGTTGGATTTTTCGCCGCCGATTGGTTGGTTGATCAAAAGAATTCCAACGATTTCGAGTCGTGCAATCTTCGAACTTGATGTTTATCGCGTCGAAGTTTTTCATCCGAATTGGCGCTTGAGGTTTTCGGTTACTCGACAAAATCAGCCAAGTGAAGAATCTTCGATTGGTGGTTGGTTGTTCGGGTTTCGAAAAAACGCGTCTTGAAATCTTGGGGGGCGTTTGGTCATGCCGGCGACGAAAAGAATCACAATGTGGATCATGGTAATTTGTCTGGTGGTTTTGATCGGTTGGGATATTTTCGCCGCCACGAACAAGACAAAAGGTGACACGGAATCCGAAATTGTGTTCATGCTTGCGGTTACCCAAGGCCATTGGGGGATCGCCACTGCTTTGGGTGGGATTGTCGGCCATTTCGTATCCCAACAACGTCGTCAGATGCATTTATTGGCTTCGGTTGGTTACGGTCTTTGCATTTGCGGCGGGTTTGAATTGCTTGGGCAATTGTCGGGATTTCGGCATGGTGCGGCGGTTTCGTCGCTAGTCGGGTTCATTTACGGTTATATTTTTTGGGCACAAGGAACCGATGGCCTTCCCAAAGACAACGAAGACAGAAGATCTAACAACTCAAATTGACGGGTTGATTTCGACATTTTCGATTTCTTCGGGACCGTTCGTTTCCGGTTCATTGAACGTTCATCACAACGGGATCCGCCTTCGACCAAACGAAGAATTTTCTGAAAACGTAACGTTCGACGGTTTCACGATCTGCTTTGTTCCGAGGTTGAACGACGCGTTGTTGGTTCAATTTGAAATTGAAGACGCGGGGGCGGGATTTCCGCTTGTGATAGCTTCGGGTCGCGATGACTGTTAAAGGGGTTACAAAATGCCAGCGTTAGCAAGAGGCCAAGCGTCAAATTGTTCGAATCCGATTTTGGACATCTTCACAAAGGTTTCCGGGATTTCAACGGATGTGGCGGTTTTGCAATTTGTGATTTTCGAAGAAGTCACGACACCCGGAACGCCAATCCAAGTCTTCCCGCCAGCGGGCCGGCAAACCGTCGACTTGAACGATTGCCCGGTTGGGCAGAAGATCGCAACGGGTCGTTATGTGGCGCTTTACACGCCTGAATTGACCGAACCGATCGGCACACACATAATTCAATGGTATTTCAAACTTACGCCGACAAGCCCGGAACAGAGCTTTTCAGAAGAGTTCGAAATCTTGGCCGAAGTCACGGCCGGTTCATCAAGTGGTTATTGCACGGTTGGGGATCTACGGGATGCCGGGGTTACAATTTCACAAGCCGACGATGCGCGCCTTCAAAAATTGATCACGTTGGCTTCAAGGATGATCGACAAATACACCGGTCGATTTTTCGAGCCGCGAACCAAAACAATTCGACTTGACGGAACAGGGGCCAGGGGCCTTTTGTTGAACGAACCAATCATTTCGATTAGTGAAGTGAAATTGGTTTCTGATGAAACGGTTTCGACATCGTCGGTTTCGTTGACGGATCTTCGAATTTACAACCGCCACATTTCCCAAAACCTTTTGAGTCCGGACGATCGGGAAAGTCCAAAAATTGAATTTCTCGAATTCGATTATCGAAACGAATCACTTTCAACTTTTTCATCTTCTTACGCGCATGAAATTTTTCATCCGCATCGTTGGCCAAAGGGAACCCAAAACGTAGAAATCACGGGAATCTTTGGATACACGGATCCGGACGGAACGCCTATGGGTCAAACGCCCGATGGAATTTGTATGGCTTGCCAATTGATGGTGATTCGTCTTTTTCTTGAACCGTTTGGCGACGGCAACGGGGATGCCGCGAATTCTTGGCGCGTGACAGAACACAAGACGCGCGACCAATCGATCAAATTTGCCGATCCTTCAAGTTTGGGTTCGGCCGGGGTCGGTGCATTCACCGGCGATCCACAAATCGACAGAATTTTGGCCATGTATTCACGCGGGCCATTGATGGGATCGACATGAGGGGGAGACTTATTTTCCCGTTTGTGGCTGAGATTATGCCGCTCGATACGGTTGCGACGAAAGCCGATCCCGATGGTGGGGGGGTTTTGACGAGTGGTTACGATGAAGACTTTCGAACCACGATCAAAATCCTTGAAACGCCAACCGATCAAACGGGGAAAAGTTCACGGGTAGAAGGTGCGCCGATTTTGATCCGAACCCAAATTGAGGTTGAGCAACAAGAACGGCTACAAATGATGCTTTCGGGCGACAGTCCCGAAGGGCGGTTTCGTTTGATTTTCCATTACAAGGATTTCGAACGGTTGGGACTTTTGGATTCTGACAACAAACCGACGATCAAAAAGGGCGACAGGCTTTCCCGCCTTTTGGACACAAAGGGAAATTTGGTCGAAGTCATTCCCGATCCGCCGGGGCTTTATGTCCATCAAGTGATGTCGCGCGGTTGGGGTTTGGGTGGAACGAACCCGACAAGGAATTTGATTTTCATCGACTTTGAAGAGCGAGCGACTTCTGTTCCGGGTTAAGATCCGTTGAACGGACAATGATTCGAATTTCGAAAGATGGTCAATGGGATGAAGCCATTTCGGCTTTGTCGACAGCGCCGGCAAGAATGCGGGTCGCAATGGATCGGGCGGTATTGGCAGAAGCCCAAATGTTCCGTTCGAAGGTGATTCAAGGGATCACAAACCAAGCGCCGGGCGGAAAGAAGTTCAAAAAACTTTCCGAAACGACATTGGCGATCCGTCGGTTCACCGGTTTCAACGGAACAAAAGCGTTGATGGTTCGTGGCGATCTTCGAAACTCTGTGAAGGTCACAAAGAAGAATGGTTTGTTGGGCGTTGAAGCATTTGTTGGTGTTCACCGGACCGAACGGGGCAAAGACGGCAAGAGTTTGATCAACATCGCCGAGGTTCACGAATTTGGGGCCGGGCCTTATGCAATTGCCGTAACGCCGGCAATGCGCAAGTTTTTGATGGCGGCGTTTTCAAAGGAAATGCCGGGCGACGGCGAAGGGGCCGGTGACGGTTCGGGTGGTTTGTCTACGGGGATCATAATTGTAAAGATCCCGCCAAGGCCATTTATGCGGCCAGTCATAGACAAATGGTTTTCAGGCCCCAAGGCGGCGGCCCGGTTTCAAGCCCGGGTTATGGCGAATCTAGGCGGGTTGTTTGGGGGCCCGGGGTCCAACACGGCCAACAAAGCATTGGCAAGGGCCAAGGCCAAGTCGAAGCGCAAACGGGCCAAGGGCAAGCCCCTATTAAGTTTTAGGCGCAAAGCCAAGCGCGACCCGTCAACGGGGCGATTCAAAAAGCGATGATGTAAATTTGGGGAATGGGAATCCCAAGCGTTGTTCGATTGTTGCCGTTTGGCGCCTCAATATCCGATCCGGTCGAAGGTCCAACCGCCGGGCGGCAATTGATCGAAATTTGGGGGGATGGTTTCCGCCTCCCGAATACGGATCCGGTTCCCTTGGTTCCCGGTCAACCGTTTGTTGTTGCGCCAAAACCAAGGTCGGTTTCTGTCACATTCAACGGAACCGAAGCTTTGAAGGTTGAGGTTCGGGCGACAAATCTTCTTCGGGTTTTGACGCCTTCAAGTTCGCTTCCAAGCGATAACGCAAACAACAACGCGGCCGGGGTTGTTGATGTTGTGATCCAAAATTTGGACGACAACGAAGATCCGATCCCTGGCGAAGTTGTCGTTTTGCCGGCGGCCTATACATATCGACGGATCAAACTGGACGCTTTGAACGAACACGATTTGACGCGAATGGTTCGAACTTTGATCCGAATGTTGAAAGTTCAGGTTTTGCCAGAAGTCATTTTGACTTCAGAAACCGATTTTGATCGGGATGTTTCAACCGCATTTGTTGAGATCGCCAAGACGCCGGCGATCGTTTTGGTCGGTCCTTCAACGCCTGAAAATCGGTTTTACAGCAAGAACGCGGGCGACGATGAATTGGTTGACGGCGTTGTTCAGATCCGGAAAAAACCACACACGGTTGATTTGAATTTTGATTTGATCGGAATTTCAAACAACCCGATGGAACTTGTGAACTTGATGGCGTTGACGACAACGTTCATTGATTCGAACCCTTATATTTTCATGCAAAAAGATCCGAACGACCCAAGCAAGGGTTCGGCCAAATACGAATTCGACTTTCAACCGGGTTCTTCTTTTTCTACTTCGGCGAAATCAAATAACGCCAACATTCAAAGTTTTAGCGGGGCGATCACAATTCGCGGATTCGATATCGAAGGTTTCCAAGGTTTCAACGGTGCAATTCTGGAAGCGTTGTCGGAAACTTTGTCCGAAGGTGTGATCCTTGACGTGGCCGCAAAGCAAGGGTGATTCTTTTAATTGTTCGTTCCACGCAAACGTGGACAAAGAAAAAGGGAATTCGCTAAATGTCGACTGTTACCATTGTAAACAAAACCAAACGACCGGCCCGGATGCTGGTTTTCAATCTCGATAAGTCTTCATTTCCTGTTCAAGTGGTGAATCGAGTTACAGAGGAAGGCAAAGACGGGATTCGAAAGATTCGAGTCGTGAACAAGTTGGTTCCCGATTCTCTGAGAATCCCGGCGGGCGGAATGGTCAAGGTCGATCGAAAAGTTGCCGAATGTTCGTCGGTTCAATCGGCTTTGGCTCGGCGAGAAATTTCAATTCAAAGTTCCGAATCTTCCAGCTTGAAAGCTGGACAGGGGGAGACGGAAACCGAATCGAATCAACCAAAGACGCGACGGCGCAAGGGTTGATTTCGGAAGTTCGTTGTCACTGCAAAAACGGAAAATTTTTAAGGAACTGAAAAAATGAGCAATGCCCTACTTTCAAGCAAAGTTTCGATTCAAGAAGAAGAGCCAAGAACCCGAACGATCGACGCGGTCCAAACTTCGATCGCTGCGATGGTCGGCATTGCCGAACGCGGGCCGATCGGTGTTGCAACGCTGGTAACATCGTTTGATGAATACCGTGACATTTTCGGCGGTTATACAACCGACGCTGAAATGACAACGGCGGCCGAAGGGTTTTTTGACAACGAAGGCCAGTTTTTGTATGTGACCCGGACCGTTCACTTTGCGGATCCGTCGAATCCAGCAACGAAGGTTTCTTTGAAGGCCACGATCAATTTGTTGACGGCGGCCGGTGGACCAACGGCGGGTTCTGTAACTTCCAACAACACGGAAACTTTCTTGTTGGCGGATGGTCAAACCGTTGTTGTCGATGTCGATACCGGGGGCAATGCAACGGCGACGTTCAACGCAGCGGCGGCGGCTTTGACGGCAAGCAATACGGAAACCTACGCGTTGGCGAACGGTGAAACTTTGACGTTCCGAATCAACGGCGGCGCATTGCAAACGGTGACTTTCACGACGGCGGCTTTTGCCAACATCGCGTTGGCAACGGCCCTTGAAGTTTCGGCGGTTATCAACGCGGGTTCGGTCGGCATTCAAGCCGATGTTGATGCCGGTGCATCGCGAATTACAACCGATCGCCAAGGAACCGGGGCTTCAATTGAAATCGTCGGTGGTACGGCCCAAGCGACTTTGGGCTTTGCGATCGGTACTGTGAACGGAACCGGTGACGTTGCCGACATCACAGCGGTAACAGCGGCTGAAGCCAAGACGGTCATCGAAGCCGATGTTCCCGGTTGTACCGTCAACGATCTTTCGGGCGCGGTTCAAATTGTTTCAAACACAACCGGTCTTTCTTCTTCGATCCAAGTTGATGCGGCTTCGACTGCCGACGGGATTTTTGGTTTCGACAATGCTTTGCATGTTGGAACCACGGGGGCGGCGGTTCCGACACTTCAAGTTGATGGTTTGTGGGATGGTGCTTACGCCAACCAATTTCAACTTCAGGTCGCGGCGGCGACTTCGGGTGAAAGCGATCGGTTCAATCTGACGCTTTTGCAAGGTGGTCTGATTGCCGAAATCTGGCCAAACGTTTCAATGGATGACAACGCCGAACGATACGTTGAAGACGTTGTGAATTTGAGCAACGAAAAATCTAAATTGATTTCGGTTGTGGATCTCGATGTGTCTTCGGCACAACGTCCGGCAAACGGAATTTCCGCAAACATGACGGGCGGCGATGACGGCTTGACCGGTTTGGTCGATAACGATTTTATCGGTGACAGCACTGGAAAAACGGGCATCCGTGCGTTGGACACAGTACAAGACGTTTCGATCTTGGGTGTTCCCGGCCAAGCAACCGGGCCCATTCAAAACGCGATGATCAACTATTGTGAAAGCACGCGAAACGGTTCGATGTTTTCCGTTTTGGATTCCCCCGCCGGTGCGTCGGCAACTGACATCATCACATATGTTGAAACAACGGCTTTGCTTTTGGGATTGTCCGAATTCGGCGCCATGTATTGGCCACGGGTCAAAGTTCTGAACCCACTTCGGGGCGTCTTTGGGAACGTCGACAATATTGTTGTTGCGCCTTCGGGTCACATCATGGGCGTTTATGCACGAACCGACGCGGCCCGTCCCGGTGGGATTTATGATCCACCCGCAGGAATCGAAGAAGGCCAATTGTTGAAAATTGTCGGTTTTGAGACTGACGAAGTTTTTGACGAAGCCCGTCGCGATCTCGTTTTCCCAAAGCGGATCAACATTTTGACATCGTTCACCGGTGCGCCACGACACATCGACGGTTCCCGTTGTTTGAAGTCGAACGGAAATTTCCCCTTCGTTGCCCAAAGGCGCGGGGCGATCTTCATCGAACAATCGATCAAGAACGGAACAGAATTCGCGCGAAACAAGAACAACACCGACAAACTTCGGCGCGAGGTTGAACGGACAATTCGAGGGTTCTTGAAAATCCAAATGAACAACAACGCGTTTGCTTCAAACGATCCTGATTTGGCTTTCTTTGTCGACTTCTCGGAAAAGATTCAAACGCCGGCCAAAAACCGAATGGATGGCCGGGTTGGTCTTGCATTCAACGAACCGGCGGAATTCATTGTCATTCGTTTTTCGAAAGACACGCGGGCAATTGAACAAGCGGCGGCCTAGTCAATAAGCCGAAACCAAAAACAAAAAACGGAGTATTGAAAAATGGCAGTCGTAGGAACACCAAGAGTCTTTCAAAAGAAGTTCGCTTTTCAGGTCGAAATTGACGGCATTCGTTCAGCGGCGTTCACCCGATGTTCTGAGTTGTCGGCCGAAATCGGCAAAGTTGAACAGCGGGAAGGCGGGAAACTCATTCCCGACAAAAGCCCGGGGTTGGTCAACATTACCGATGTGACGCTTGAACGCGGCGTTGCCAACGGCGATAGCGATCTTTACAATTGGTGGCTTGATGTCGTCAAAGTATCGGCCGGCGGCGGTACGGGCAAAGTCACGCCGTTTTACAAACGCCAAGTCGAAATTCTTCAACTTGACCGCGACGCTTCTGTTTTGAAGCGTTGGGTTTTGGAAGGCGCGTGGCCGACAAAATGCGTTGTTGGCGAATGGGACAACGATGCCGACGAAAACGTTGTTGAAAGCCTCGTTTTGACATTTGACACGTTCGATTTGGTGTAAGAACCTAATCGTTCACCAATTTTCAAAACAAACGGTGTTGGGCCCGTTTAGGGTTCACAAAGGGGACACCAAAAAATGAATTGTATTTTGCCAAGCGGGCTTCGGGGCGTAGTCCGCAAATTGACAGGGTCGGAAATCAATCTTTTCACCAATCGGGATGTCGTCAAAAGTGGCGATCTCTTTGACCGAATCCTTCGGTCTTGTTGGGTTGAAACGACGGATTCCGGCCCTTATTCTTTTGCCGAAACCGGGAAAAGTTCGCCGGATTGGAAGCGGGTTTTGGTCGCAGATCGAACAATGGCTTTGATCGCGATCCGCATTGCGACTTATGGAAGTTCATACGTTTTCAACGTTCAGTGTTTGAACAGCCAAAGTTGTGGTGAGCGTTTCGAATGGGAGATCGACCTTTCTTCGGATCTCGATGTTTTCGATCTTCCCGAATCTTCAATTGATAAAATTCGGGATGACGACAACCGTTTTCTTTGTTCGGTTGACGGTCATGAAATTGTTTTCAAATTGACAGACGGCGCCGGTGAAACGTTGGCCGGCCGTCGGCTTGCCAAGAACCGCAACGACATTATGTCGGTTGGTTTGGCTTCGAAGATTGTCAGTGTTGACGACAAAGAATTGAATCACGTTCGGGCCGAAGAATTCGTGAAGGCATTGGGGGCCGATTCACAACTTGAACTTCTTCAGAGATTTGAAGAAGTCGATGGCGGCGTTGAAACTATGATCGAAATTGAATGTCCTAGCTGTTACACAAAGCAGGATAAAAGCCTCCCTTTAGGGGAAGAAGGCTTTTGGATTCCTTCGTCACGCAAGCAACGGAAGAAGATCCGGGAGACGACGCGGAAGACCCAAAAGCGGAAGATGTTTCAGGATCCAAACAACCAAGGAAACGAAGAGGATTGATTGCGGGACTTTTTCCAACCTACGAAGAACGATGGTTGGAAAAAGTCACGGCCGAACTTTGCTATCACAGACATGGCGGTTCGGGTCTTTCGTTCAGTCGTTCCGAGATTCGCGAAATGCCGATCGATGAGATAGAATTCTATCTAGAATGGCTTGAAGATATGAGACGGCGAGAAGCCGAAGCCATGAAGAAGGCGAATCAAACCGCGAGAAGATGAACGGATAAAAACGAATGGCAATGAACAACTTTGGTTTGGGTTTAACGTTCACGGCGCGAAACCTTGCCAGTGGTGCCATTCGACGTTTGAAGGGTGAGGTTACTGGGTTGGGGGCCGCTTCGGGTGTTGCCGGGGCGGCTATGTCGGCCGGGTTTGGTGTTGCGGCGGCGGGGATCGCGCCTTTGGTTGTTGGTGTGACTGGTTTGGCGGCTTCTTTGAGTTTGGCCAATGCCGCCGGTGAATTCGAAACCGGTATTCAGAAAGTCGCCAACATTTCGGGGGCAACGGCCGAAGAACTTGGGCTTCTTCGGGATGCTGCGATCGAAGCTGGTCTGAACACGCAATTTTCGCCGGATGAGGCGACCGAAGGTTTGGCCAACTTGGCGGCCCAAGGTTTCAACGCTTCGAATTCGATCACGATGCTTGATTCTTCTTTGGCGTTGGCGGCCGGCGGTCAAATTTCGATCGGTCAGGCAACCGCAACAAGCGCGGCGGCTTTGCGTGTTTTCAGTTTGGCGGCCGATGAAGGCGGCATGGCAACCGACAAGCTTTTGAAAATTACGAATTTGACGGCGTTACAGGCCGGCGATCTCGAAATTGCTTTGGGTACGGTTGCGCGTGGCGCGAGTATTACGAAACAAAGCCTTGATGAAATGTTGATTTCGATGGGCCTTGTGAAAAACACGGGTGTTGATGCTTCCGTGGCCGCTTCTTCGGTTTCATCGGCGTTGCTTTTCGCTGCGCAAAATGCAAAAAAGTTTTCCGGTATCGGTGTTTCGTTGACCGACAACAACGGAGAATTCAGAAGCTTTTTGGACATTGTCGGGGACACGTCCAAGGAATTGGACAAGGTCGAAAACGCGGCCGAACGGGTGGCGATGACGACCGATCTTTTCGGACGGTTCGGAACAAATGCTTTCGCTGGAATTTCGAACCAATTGAAAGAAATGGTCAAACGCGAACCCGACATCAAGACCATTGAAGACGCGGTTGCCCATTTGCGTTTTGAGATGGCAAGCGCCGAGGGAACGGCGGTCGAATTTTCAAATCGGTTGTTGGACACGTTCGGCGGTCAAAAGAAGATCTTGCAAGGGGCGATGCAAACAATGGCGGTTCTTTTGGGTGAGCCATTCGCCAAGGTTTTCAAGCCGGTTATTTTCGCGATCGCTCAATCGCTTTCGGCGGTTGCGCGTTTGATCAATTCAATGCCGGAAGAATTCAAAGTTGCCGTTGCCGCGTTTGTGGTTTTGTCTTCGGCGATCTTGGCGGCTTCGGGTGCGTTGACGGTGTTCATCGGGTTGGGAATGGTTGTGGGTGCGTTCTTGTTCCCGTTGCTTGTCAAAGGTGCAACGATTTTCGCGTTGGTCTTGTTCCCGTTGGTTGGTGGGATCTTGGCAATGGCGGCGGCGTTCGGCGCTCTTTACATTGCGGCGCGTGAAAACGTTGGTGGGTTGGGCGACTTCATTTCGGGATTGGTGGACAAGACAAAGTTGGCTTTCAACGCAATTCGGCAATTGTTTTCGGATGGCTTTGTTTCTGGCAAGACTGCCGAAGCATTGTTGGATCCGGCGAACAAAGGCGTTTTGAATTTCGTTCGAACGATTTTTCAGGTTGGAAAGCGGATCGTCGCATTCGTTCAAGGGATCGGTGCGGGGTTTGCCGAATCGTTTGGTTCCGTTGCGCCAAAGGTTGAAGGGTTGGTTGACGCCTTCAAAGACGTTTTGGAAATTTTGGGGATTACCGACAGCACGGCCGGAAGTCTTGGCGGTATGGACAAATTCGCCGCGAGTGGTGCGGCGGTTGGTTTGTTCTTGGTCGATGTTTTTGGTTTTGTGGTCGACGGGTTGAAGCGAGGAATCAAGTTCATCTATGGCTTCATTCAAGGGGCCAAGGACGCGATCAAATCGTTTGTCGCGTTTGACGTGTTGAAGTCGCGGGTTTCTTTGGCGGCCGACGAAATCAAAAACCTGTTCATTCAATTGGGCTTTGGGTCTTCAGAAGCCGGCGGCGACATCCAATCGATCGGGTCGATCTTCGGAAAAGTCTTCGGTTTTATGATGGGTGTCGGAACCGAATTTGTGATCGCTTTTGTCAACGGGATCCGGTTTGCGATCAACGTGTTTCAAGCATTCATGGATATGCCGCGAGTGTTTGCGAAAATTTGGATCAGTGTCGCCACGACAATTGAAAATGTCATTGCGTCAATTTTGAATTACTTCGATGAGGCTTTGATGGCGATCGGTGAGTTGGCCGCCAAGATTCCGGTCGGGTTCCGAACGGGGGCCGTCGAATCTGTGATCGACATGGGGATCGGTGCAAATCAGCGCATCAACCAAAGGTTGGTTGAGACGGGCCAAAGGGACCGTGAGCGTGATTCAAGGCTTACGGCCTTGGATGATACGGCAAGCGTCGAACAAGCCCGCATTGGGGCCGCTGGGAACGATCAAAGCATGGTTGCGGGACACTTGGCGAATTTGGCCGGGAGTGTTCGCGCAATGCAAAAATCCCAACAGCAAAAAGACGACAAACCGTTGGTTGTTAATTTGATCGCTGACGCTGAAAAGATCGCTACGGTCGTAACTTCCCAAAATAGGCGTCGTGCGTCACAAGCATTCGTTCCGGTTCCGGCCGCCGTCGAATAAGCTTGTTTGACAATGAGTTTTTCAGGCGACGCAGGGGCCAAGCCCCCAAGGGTTTTTTTCGTGAATTTGCGAACGGGCGAAGGGCAAGAAATGCCTTTTATGCCAACCGAGTTCACAGAAGAAATCGTTGTGAACTATGGCCGGCAAGTTGTTGCCGGAATGAGTCACGAAACGCTTCAATTTTCCAACACGTCGAATTACAAAATTTCGGGGTTGGAATTTTTCTTTTTAGGCGTGCCGCGTTCGGGTTCAGAGGATCCGAACAACCTAAGCCAGCAAGACATCATTCACGACAAACGAAATTTCTTGATGTCGCTGACGCTTTCGAGTGAATCGGCCGAAACGGTTCGGGATGGTGGGCCCCCAAGAATTTTGTTTGTGTGGCCAAAAATGGTTTCGATGACTTGTGTTATTGGATCTTTGAAAATCACACATGAGAAGTTTTCCAAGGACGGGCGTTCTTCAATTTTCCGCGCGGTTGTTGATCTGGAAGAAGTCCGCGACTTTCGTTTGACAAGCGAAAATGTAAGGGTTCAAGGAACGTTCAGGCCAAGCGCCCAAGCTATCGAATGGCAGAACGTCGAACAACTTGTAAGGGCCCTTTGATATGCCACCAAGACGATTTTCACGACACACATTCACCGAAGCATATGAAGACGACAACGGGCGTTTGATGTTGACGGAGCCTGAGCCGTTTCGTTATCAGTCGTTCCCTGACAATCGGATCCATACGGTCAAAGGTGGTGAAACCATTTTTTCGATCGCTGCGAAATATTTTCGACCTTTGCCAAGGCCATCGGGGTTCTTTTGGATCTTGATGGATTTTCAACCCGTGCCAATTATCGATCCAACTTTGAAGTTGGCCGAAGGTTCGAAGTTGGTTGTTCCGTCGCTGCGAACCGTTCTTGAAGAAGTTTTTTCAGAAAAACGCCGGGGTTTGTAAATGCCGATTCTTGAACGTTCGGCGCCTTTGCTTCTTATCAAGATGAAGATTCCCGGTGGGGATGTTCGGGTTGTAAGCGATCACATTCTCGGATTCAACTTCAAGGACCGGGAACGCAAAGCGGATCTTTTGACATTGACTGTCAAAAACAACAACTTGGAAAACTTCGATGATCCGATTTGGCGCAAGGGAACCGAATTGATCGTGTCTTGGGGTTACCCGGGCGGGATGCATCCTGAGCGCGAATGTATTGTGACAGGGGTTAAGGGCTTTCGAACATTGCAGATCGAAGCCCAAGCCAAATCCGTGTTGATGAATCGAACGGTCAAAAGCCGAACGTTTTCAAACGTCAAGGCGTCGGAAGTCGCAAGCCAGATCGCTTCGGAAATTGGGTTTGGTTCTGACCAAATTTTTGTTGATGACACGGAACACGTCATTGACACGATCACACAAGCCAAGTTGACCGATGCGCAATTTCTCAAGCGTTGGGCGGCCAAAGTTGGTTTCGAATTTTACGTTGATTTCGAGGGCTTCCATTTTCACGAAAGGCGTCTTGATTCTGCGCCGATCCGGGTTCTTCGATATTTCACAGACCAAGCCGGTGGCGACATCATTGATGAACCGACGATCGAAAACGACATAACCGGCCGGCCCGGTCGGGTTGTTGTCAAAGGTCGCGACCCGTACAAAAAACAAGACATCAACGAAGTGGCCGACAACGATTCCGACAATAATAGGAATGTGATCGCGCCGGTGACCGAACTTTTGTTGGACGACACGACAACGGAAATCACGGTTCGGAAACGGTTTCCCGAAAAAAGGATCGGCGGGAATGACACGGTTTTGACAGCCGATGACAACGCCAGCAAAGCCAGCCAAACGGCGAAGTCACGATTCCGCCGGGCCCAACAAGTCGCGGTGAAAATGAAGTTGACGATTGTCGGCGATCCGCTTTTGTTGGCGAAAAGCGTTGTTCAAATCGAAGGGATGGGGCAACGGCTTTCGATTCGGTATTGGGTCGAAGAAGTCGAACACGTTTTCACGCCGGGTTCGTACACTTGCCAATTGTCGCTTGTAAGCGATGGCCACGGGGGCCACAAGACCGATTCAAACTTGACCCAAACTGACTTGAACCAAGTACAAGGGAAAGCCGGTGTTGGGGCTGGGAAGACCAAGGGAATCAACGAAACGATCTTGAAGTTCATTCAAGATGGTTCATTGGCCGCGTTGGAACTTGGCGACACTTTGAGTCAAACCGCGTTTCAAAATTCTTTGGTCGCTTACAATTCCAAAGGGAACAAGGCAAAGGTTCAAATCACAACATACCTTCAACCGGTTTTGGCTGGTTTTAGAAACGAATCGGTTTCGATCATTGTTGCGAATTTTGCCGCCAAGGTGATTTCGGCGTTGGCCCAAGACGGCGAAGAAACTTCTTCGGGTGGGAATCTGAACAACAAAGATTCGAACATTGACGATTCGGTTCTTGAAGAAGTGACATTTATTGACGACGAAACGGGGGCCGTTCGGACGGTCTATAAGCAAAGCAAGCCGAGGGGGGCAAAGAAGTGATCAATCCCGATCAACCGGATTTCGATCCAACTTTTTTTGGCATTCATGAAGGGGTTGTTGTTGATCGAAACGATCCTTTGAAATTGGGTCGTGTTAGGTTTCGAATCCCTGGTTTGATTGAACCGAAAAGTTCTTGGGCGTTGCCGATTGGTTCACCGGGAGGGGGAACCAAGGATGCCGGTCTTTGGTGGATTCCAAGGATCGGTTCTGAAGTGGCGGTGTGGTTTAAGGGTGGCGATCCGGATCATCCGCGATACATGCCGGCCAATTGGGGAACCGGCGAGCCGCCAACGGCTTCACAGGGGAACCCGGACATTGTTGTTTTGGGCCTTGGGTCTTACGACATTGTGATCGACACGCGAGAAGGCCAAAAGAATTTGAAAATCGTCGACAAAGACGATCCTGAAAATTCGATCGAATTCGACGGGGTCACAAAGGCGATCCAACTTAGCGCCACGACGGCGATCAAAATTGTCAGTACCGGTCAAGTCGACATTCAAGGTCTTTTGGTGACGATCAACGGCCAAGCGGCCGGGTTGGGGAAGTTGTAAAAAATGGCCATAGAAATTCAATGTCCGACGATCGACGCCAATTCCCAAGGGATCTGTATCAGGATGCCGGGAGGCGGGAAGCTTTCGGTTATGACGCCGGTTTCCAACCCGTCACAACTTGAGATCGTCAAACCGTTGTTGGCCCAAGTCAACGCGGGGTTGGCGCCATTGATCCCGGTCTTCAACATTATCGACGCTGTTCTTCAATTGAAAAACGTTGTCGAAGCAATTCCCAAGGCTTTAACTTCGGTCCCCCCAAAGCCCCAAGCCATCGTTGATGAAATTGAAGAATTGGTGAAAAAAACGGCGAAGCTTGCCGAACTGATTCCCCAAGTTTCAACGCCTTTGATGATTTTGGACATTGTCGACACGTTGATCGCGACGATGAACGGGGTTTTGACGGAACTTGAAACGATCGCTTTGCAACAAGCGCGAATTGCGGCGGCAAAAGACAAAGCCAATTCTTCAGGAAACACAGCGTTACAAGCGATCGTCGATTGTGCGACCGGTGTTTCAAATACACAGATGGTAAGTTTGGGCGAAGGGCTTGCGCCTCTCAACACGTTGATCGGTGTTTTGAATCTGTTTTTGGAATTGATCGGTTTGCCAACCTTGCCGAACCTTGCCGAATTGTCCGAAGATTCACTTGAAGCAATCGACCAAATTCGTTCAGTTATCGAAGTTCTTGAATTTGTTCGCGGGAAAATTCCGATTCCTTGAAAGTCGAAATTCGAAAGACGTTTGAACCATGGCCTTACCTACAAAACTGAAAACATACCGTTACGCGACCCAAATTTTGCCGGCCGCTGGTTCACAGGCTTTAACACACAATCGAGTTTATTTCGGAATTTACAATATGCTTCGGGGCCAAAAGGCGGATGGTTCGGGCCCGCTTTCCTGGACTGACGATGCGGGGGCGGCGGCGGCGGCGCCGGCCGCTTTGTTCACCGTGAAATCTTCAAGCGATGGCGCGGGAACGTTCGGCAACAATGACGACGTGAACAACATATTGAACGAAGGTGATATTGTTCACGTTCTAACCGGAAATGATGCAACACCAAAAACTTGGTACACGTTGGAACATTCTGTCATCGGGATCCAACTTCTCGGTCGATACATCACGAATTCATTCAACACAACACAATTCCAAGGGCCTTTTCTTGTTTCCCTTGAAGGTTTTGGGGTTGCCAATGGTGGAACCGATGGCGGGGCCGGAACTTCACCTTCGGCGATCGACCAAAAGCATTGTTGGTCTTATGACAACGTAATAGTCGGAACCGGTTTTGCTGGTTTTTGGATTGGAAATTCACCGGACGCACAACACGTTATTCACGCGATCTTCAGTTCAGATGGCGAAGTTGTGAATTTGATCGTCATGCGGGCCGGATCAACTTATATGGTTTTCCGTTTTGAAAAACCGACTTCTCCAACGGTTATTCCGGGGACACCGGATAAAATTTGGAACGGCAAAGAAAAGCCATATATCGCCTATATCGTTTCTTCAAATGGGGATGGTTCAGCGAATCGAGTTACAAGAAATTCCAATTGGATTTCACAGAAAAAAATCGCCACGCATTTAGGAAATTTCGTCGACAACACACAATCGGTTGGCAAAGATCTTTCGATCGGTTGCGAACAAGCTTTGGACGGTTCCGGTGCAATTCACCGAATCGGTCAATCTGGAAACACAAACCGACATCCGGCCGTTCCACTTTCGATCATGGGGATGCCGGGAAACACGCCTTCTTTTTTTGGGCGTTGGGGTTTGTTCACGGATCTTTGGTTGGGTTCGGACACGGATCAGGGTGTGGCCGAAGGGGATAATTACCCCGACGATGGTTCGCGCCAATTTGTTGGAATGGGGATTTTTGTTTATCCCTGGAATTCGACAACCATGCAAACTTCGTAAGTTTTTCTTTTTCAACAGGGATTCACTATGGCCGAACACGATATTGATCTTTTCGGGGGGATCGCTACCCCGTTTGATGAGTTCGGTTTAAGCCAAAGTGAACATCCTCTTGACGGTGTTTCGGAATTGGTTTTTTCCGAAATGGCGGCGTTTCGGCCAACACATGAAATTGAATTATTCAAATTCACCGTTGACGCCGATGAAGAGGGAAACGATCCGCCGGCGATAACTTTTGTAACGCCGGTTTCGGAAATCACGAAAGACCAACCGATCGTTGTCGACGTTTACGACGACAACAACGCTTATCGCCGAATCATTTTGATGGTCACATTTTTCGAAAGTGGCCAAGGCGATTGGATCCACGACGGCGATTCGTTTTCGCCTTTTTACATCGCCAATTCAACCCGTTCTGTCATTCCGGGCGGCTTCCGGTACACGCTTAGGCGAAGCGGCGGATGGCCTCAAAAGGTCGGCAAGACAACGTTGATGAAATGGCGAGTCTTGGCAATCGACACAGAAGGGAACGAAGGTTAGGCCATGGCTTCGACGATCTATCCAATCGCGCCGGGTTCGGGTTCTTCCGATCCCGGGTTTGTCGGTGTTCAAGGCATTTCCCAAGGACAATTCAACCAAATTTTCGGCTTTGGTTTGATCGTCCCGTTTCGCCGAGGGGCCAACGATTTTGTTTCTTCGGGCGGTGAAGAATTCGTGAAAAGCATGGTTTCCCAAACGTTGGGGACCGTTTGCGATTCCGATTTTACCCAAGGGGAAGTTCCATGGCGAACCGAATTTGGTTCGTTGATCAACTTCATTCGGCACAAAAACAATTCGGAAGTCGCGGCCGAACTTACGCGGGTTTACGTCATTGACGCTTTGACCCGTTGGGTTCCGCAAATTCGGATCAAAAATGTGATCGTTGAAAAGAAGAAAGATTTGAACGGTCATCAAACAATTTTGTTGGCCGTGTTGCACTACGACATAATCGAAATTCGTCGTCCGGGAAACGATGTTTTGATTTCGAATGTCAGTCAATCTTTGGAATTGCTCCAATTGGCCGCGTGATTTTCCAAGCCTAGCTTCCCTTAGATGCATCCGGTTAATATCGGATGAACTTCAACAGGGGGGCGGATCTTGTCGATCCTTGGAACCAATCTCGATTATACCGACAAAGACTTTGACAGCATTCGAATCCGGGCTTACGCCTTGGTTGAATCAGTTTTTCCTCAATGGACGGCCCGACAAATCGCCAATTTTGGCAATTTGTTGGTCGAATTGTTGGCTTTCAAATTCGACGTGTTGGCAAAGTACCAAGACGCGCAAGCACGGGAAACCCGTTGGTCGTTTGCAAGCCAACGAAAAAACCTTTTGTCGCTGGTCAAATTGATCGGATATGAGCCGGCAACGGCGACGGCTTCACAAGTTGATGTGACTTTGACAATTCCCGAAATTGTGGCGGGCGATGTCGTGTTTCCGGCCGGTTCAATTGTGAAAACTTTGGACAGGGTGAACCCGGTTGAATTTCAACTTTTGGCGCCGGCAACAATTTTGGCCGGTGAACTTTCGGTTTCGGGTGTCACTGCCGAAAACTCGGAAAACGAAGAAGATGTTTTCGCTTCTTCGGGTAAGCCGAATCAAGAATTCATCCTTGGTTCAACGCCTTACATCGACGGTTCGTTGGTTGTCGGTGCGGGCAACGGGGCATTTGTTGAAGTTGCCAACTTTTTGGAATCAACTTCGACCGATCCACATTTCACGGTCATCGTCGATCAAAATGACCAAGCCAAGATCCGTTTTGGTGACGGAATCACGGGGTTGATTCCGACAGGAACGATCACGATGGATTACAAAATTGGTGGTGGTTCGGCCGGCCAAGTCGAAGCCGGAACGGTTGTCGTGATTGACGGGGTTTTCACCGATGCTTTTTCAACGGTCGTTCAACCGACGGTGATAAACCCGGGGGCTTCGACACCGGCGGTTGATCGGGAAAGTTCAAACAAGATCCAAACAAACGCGCCTTTGTCTTTGCGCGTCTTAAACCGTACAGTTGCGCGGGAAGACTACGAAATTAATTCGTTGCGTCTTGCTGAGGTTTCAAGGGCGTTGATGCTGACAAGCAATGAAGACGCGCAGATCGGCGAGAACCGGGGCTTCCTGGCGATTATCCCGGTCGGTGGGGGGCAACCTACCGAAGACTTGAAAACGGCCGTCCTGAACCAAGTGACGGTCGTTTATCCCAAGACATTAACCTTCCAAGTGACGGTTGGGGGGGCCGACTTTATCGAAGTCGATGTTTTCGCGCGGGTCTTTTTGGCCAAGGGCGCCAAGCCTTTGACCGTTGACACAGCGGTTCGAAGCAATTTGGCGAACTTTTTCAAGATCTCAAATGACGACGACACGCCGAACCAAAATATTGATTTCGGGTTTCGGTTTGTCGAAACGACAGGGGATCCCGAAGGGCAATTGGCGTGGTCGAAAATTTTTAACGTTGTGAACGACACGACGGGGATCCAAAAAATTGATGACGGGGTTGATTCGTTCCAACTGAACGGGCTTCGGTCCGATGTCGCTTTGTCCTTGCGTCAATTTCCTGTTCTTGGAACGGTGACAATTATCAACGCGCAAACCGGAACGTCTTTGGTTTAACGAAAAATGGCCCATACAAATCTAAGTTTTGAAATCGACGATCCGGCGGATCCCGGTCAAGCCGAAGATTGGTCGATTTCAACAACCGAATTCGGGGAAGAATCGGCCGAATTTTCAGACGGGCAAACGCCCCCAACACCGGGGCGGCCGGTTGAGATTTTCGAAGGCGGTTGGGGGAATTCCGACTTCATTTCAGCGTTTCCAAATCCCGACGACTTCGGAAGCATTTTCCCAAAGCTTTTTTCATCGCCTCCAAACACAGATCGAGAAAAGTTCGAATCGGGTTGGCAAGGCAACGAAGGGTTCAGTTTCAAACTTTCGAGCGTCGACCCAAGGCTTTTCAATACTTTGTTGGAATTGATCGAAAAGTTCGAACGCGAATGGGATTCGAACCAAGGGTTTCTTTTCAATTGGGCCCAAGTTGTTTCGGGGCCCGGCGAATTGGCGAACTTGTTCAACACGTCAAACGATCCCGAAGAATCGTTTGAAGCCGAATGGTTGGGAAATGAATCGTTTCATTTCACGATGCCAGCGCCGAACGCGAAATTTTTTCACGGAAACCCAAGCCAGACCTACGAAGATTTTGAAGTAGCAAAAGCTTCGGTTCTTTGCGCTGTGACGCCTTCGACCGACACAATCACAGCGTCGGCCCATGGATTTTTGATGGGCGATCGGGTCACGTTTCGGAACATTGACGGGAATCTTCCAAGCGGGATCCAATCGGGAACGCCTTACGTTGTTGTTGCCGTGCCAACAGCGAACACTTTGCAAGTTGCCCAACAAGCCGGGGCGCCGGCCGTTGATATTCAAGACTTTGGAACCGGAACACATTACATTGACGGCGATCCAAGATTCGTTTGGGTCGGAACCGATTTTATGGCTTCCCTATAAGGGGATTGGGGAAAAGGAAATTCGAAATGAGTTCAGCGGATTGGACAATTTTAAATGATAGTTTGTCGGCCGGTTCGGTCGATCGTGGTGTGACGACTGGGATCGCAAGGCCGCCTTCAACCGGTGCCAACAATTTTCTTTATGGCTTCAATTCGCTTGTTTTGGCAACGGGCGCGGTCGGCTTGTTTGCCAACGGTGTCAATTTCGCGCCAACCGCCAAAGGTGTTTCGGTTCGTGGCGCTGTGAAACGTGGTTTGAGCGGCGGGCCCTTGGGTTATGCGCCTTTCTTGTTCGCGGGAATCCAAGGGACAAGCGTTAACGATCTGGCCTATATGTTGGGTTTTGCAGACGGGGATCCTTCTCACTTGGTTTTGAAGAAAGGTACCTTGGCGACAGGGCTTCCCGATCTCGCGCCGGACGCACCAAACAACGGTGTTCTTCTTCGATCTGACGATACTTTTTTGGTCGACACTTGGAAGCACATCCGCCTTGACATGGTCGTTAACACAAACGGCGACGTTCTTTTGCAGTGTTTCGAAAACGATTTGGACACAAACCCATTGAACGATCCGCCGGTGTGGACCGCGATTCCTGGGATGTCAGAATTCGTTGACGACGCTTTGCAAATCAACACCGGTTCGGCGCCATTCACAACAGGGCGACACGGTTTCGGATTTTATACCGAGGATGTGACACGCCGGGGGTTCTTCGATCAAATCGAGGTATTGCGCCAGCTTTAAGGAAAAGGGTTTTGAAAAATGGGACTTTCGCCGTTTTACACACAACGGCCCGGGCAACATCAAAGCCGGGTTGAAAATCCAGCGGGGTTCAATTCACCCGATGGCGAAGCGTCCCTGATTCTCGGTTCGGATCCTTCGGGATATTTTCGACGATTCAAAGTCGGTGACAAAGTCGAAGTTTTTCAAAGCAACACGGTCGACGCAGCGGCGAAGATCTTAAAGTTCAAAAGCCGGATTCGTGGACCTTCGAAAGTTCCCGCTTTGTCTTCGGCCGGCGAAAACTTCGGGTTGGCCGATGGCCAAACTTTGATTGTCAAAATTGATGAAGGTCTTCAACAGATCGTGACATTCAACACGGCCGATTTTGTCGACATATTGAACGCGACAGCGGCCGAAGTGATCGCGGTTTTGAACGCCAACCTTCAAGGGGCGGTGGCTTACGGAAACGGTTTGGGAAATGTTGCCATAAAAAGCAACCGGACCGGTCGTTTCTCAAGGGTTGAAATCGTCGGCGGTACGGCAAACGCGGCTTTGATATTTGAAGAATTGGCTTGGAACGCAAAACTTCTTTTGGGCGGTGTGATCATCAATACGGTTGAATTGTGGCCCGGTCGCGTTGTTGATTTTTCACAATGGGCGGCGAATTTGTCGGGGGCCGGTTCACCGGTTGAAATTCGATTCGTTCTTGAATTGGTGGCCAAGTGAGCATCGAACTTGAACTTCCCGGTTGGTATATTGACGATCTCGAATTTGATGATTTGGGTTCGGGGGCCGGCGATCCATATTTCGAATTGATCGGGCAAAAGCCCGAACCGAACCAAGTCGATTTCAAAATTGATGGTTCAATTGAATTTTTCCTTGTAACACATGCGGCCGATTCGCCGGTTACGGCCGGTCTTGAAATTCGGATCACAGTAGGGGCGGCAACCGAAGTTGTCGCTTATACGGCCGGGACATTTCAAGCCGGTTGGAATGGTGCGGGTTCAACAGCCGTTCTTGTCGATCCGCGAAGTTTGAAAATCGTTGTCGATCCGACAACCGATTTCCCTTCACAAACAACGGTTTCGGTTCGGGTCATCGCCACAACATCAAGTCTTCAAACGCTTGATGAAACGTATTCTTTCGAAACGGAAGATCGTTCTTTCCCGATCCTTTTGTCGGCATCTTCTCGGGAAAAGAAGGTTGTCCGAATCGTATTCAATGAGCCGGTGAACCAAGAAAGTTCGGACGGTTCAGGGTCGGCTTTGAACCCTTTGAATTACGCGTTCGAACGAACAACCCGGGTTGAAGATCCAAGTTTGTTGTTCCCGTCGGTTCCTTTGTCTGCCGTTTCGGTTGAGATCGTCGACAGTTCAACGGTTGACGTAACCCTTGATTGGGAAATGACCCAAGGGTTCACATATTTGGTTGTGGCTTCCAATGTCGAAGACGTTTTTGGGAACGTCATCGCGGCGCCAAATAATCAAGCGGTGTTCTTCGGGTTTGTTCCTGAAGTCGTTCAAGGTCGAAACTTCGATGTTTGGATGATGATTCCGAGGAAGAATCGGGACGAAGACAACGGGATCGGCGACCTTCGAAGGTTGATCGAAGTTTTCAAAGAAGTCTGTTCTTTGATGCTTTGCAGCGTTGACCGGTTCACCGACATCATCGATCCGGACATTGCCGAAGAAAAATATATCGACGCGATTCTTTGCGACTTGGGAAATCCGTTTTCCTTTGTTCTCGACTTGAACCAAAAACGGAAATTGATCCGAATTTTGGTTTCAATTTACAAACAAAAGGGAACTGAGCCGGGGATCATCAACGCGATCCGCTTTTTTCTGGGAATCGAAGTCACAATTACCACGTTTGCCGGCGAAGGTTGGGAACTTGGGATTGACGAATTGGGCGGTTTTTTCGATGAGGGAACGGCGATTTTGGGGCCGGGGACCAGCTTTCAACTTTATTCGTTCGACATAACGAGCCCGGTTGATTTGACGGATGAACAACGTGGACAGATCAGGGACATCGTCAACCTAATGAAGACAGCCCACGAACATTTCATTAATCTAGTGGAACCGACAGGCCCCGAAGCGATCGACCATATCGAACTTGGTCTTTCAATTTTGGGTGATG